TATGCGTGCCGTCACGAAAGAACTCGCAGCGGTGGCCGAGTATCGAGCGTACGGCTAGCGGCCGGTGCTGCGTGCCTTCGGAGACATCGCCTTGGTGGCGACGCATGCTGTTGACCATCGCCGAGGCCGTCAGTTTGGCAGATAGGTTCACAAGTCCCATCAGTTCACTTCACTTCCGGAACATCAAGGGCAGGGTTCTTGCGGTCCAGGTCTAGCGCCCAAACTTTTTGGTCCTGCTTGCGCCAGCGATCGTCCGTGGCGTGGGACAGCTCTTGTCTCATCCCGGACAATATAACCGTGTTAGTGTCCACGGTCTTAGCGATTTCCGGAAACCGTGCAGTTCTCTCGCGGACCTCTGTAATCTGATTGGAGATGTGCATGGCAAACGGAATGCTGGTAATAAGGATAGCAACGCCAATGGCAAGCAGCCCGGCCTGGAGGCCCAGCATCAGTTTCGCGGATTCAGCGGATATTTCGTTGAAGACCATGCTATACCCCGTATAGGCCATGAAGATACTCGGAAATGCCGTCCACTCTCCCGGAGCGTCTGCGAGCACGGTGATGCAGGTCGTAGCTACTAGCCATTAAGACTTCCCACCGACAAGAAGGGCGCTGGATGTTCCGCCCTCGTCGCCGTTAGATTTAAACTTAATCCAGCCATACTCCATAATGCGAGCGGGGATTGTGTAGAACTTGGCTTCCTGCGTAGCATGAAGTGTCAGCGTAACAACAACACCGCCCTCGTCGTAAGCGTCACGGAATGTGGTGCCGTCTGTGCTAACGCTGAACGTGAACGCTGTCGCCACAACAGTGGCCGTCGTGATGGAAACATGCCCCATCGCGAACCGGCGAATGTCCCATGCTTCCGTGATATCGGTCGTGCCGTCTAGCGTCAGCTCTTGCGCCGAGTAGTATCGCGAAGATTCTTCCGGGCCGTTTGTGTATGTCCCCGGAGCTAAATCTGTTGTAGCCATTATTCGTAACCCTTATTCATTTTTGTGTATTGGTCCGCGTAGACCTTCTCGTACTCGCCCTTGCTCACCGTCACCTTGCCCGTGGGAACTTGGTCGGCGTGAATACGGAGGATTTCCTGGTTGGTGTGATCCTTGACCAGCTTGGGGTCGATAGACGCCTTCTCGTCGTCAATAATGTCGCCACGGAAGTCGCAGTCCACTCCGCCGCCGCGCGCGGCCCAACCGTTTCTTCGGCAGCGGTCCTTGACCTCGTCCTTGCTCTTGACCCATGCCAGCGGGTCTCCGGGAAAGCGGGCTACCTGGGCGTAGTAACGGCAGTTCCCGGTGGGGATGCCAGCTTTCTGGGCGTGCTTCTTGTACTTCTGGAAAAGCGCCCGGTCGAACGGGCTGCCCATGTCGAAGCCGTCTGTCTCGCTGATGCCCTCGTTGAACGTGGACTCGGTCTCGACGCCGGGGAACTCTTGGAAGGCACACATCTCGGCGATGTTGTGGCTCTGGCCGTCCTCTCGCATCATCTCGTAGCGAGCTTGGATGAACATGTCGCCGGAAACGACAGGAAACTCTAACGTGTCGCTGGTGCTCATGCTGGTGCTCCCTGCTGTTGTTGTTGCTGATTGTTAGCGGCAGCCTGCTGCCGCATGTCTGGTGCGTAGAACCGGGGGTCTTCAAACTCCATGACGCTCTGCCAGCGATCCATCAGGCCATTGAGCATACTCGGGTCTCCGGTGGCCTGGTAAATCTGTTGCGCCAACGGCCCCATGTACTGAAGGGCCTGGTTCATATTGTTGGCCCTCTGCTCCGAGTCGTTCTTCATGCCGCTGGATTCTTCGATCAGATAATCAAATTCAGCAACCACTTCCTCGATGTTGGGGTTGTTGACAACCTGCATCCAGAGGCGCGTCAGGAAACCATCGTCCTCGACCAACTGCGGCATCCCTTGGGGACCGGCAACTTGTATCTGCTGTGTCTTTTCGCCAAACATGTACTGAACGTCTGGCTTCTGCATGATGTGCCGCATCGCGATTGCCTCTTTGCGGGCAATCTTGGCGCTCCAGAGATCAACCTCCTGGGCCATGTCGCTGGGCGTAATCTGCATCGCGTCACGCATCATCTGCGCTTCGGTGCCCGAACGCATCTGGTTGCCGCGAACCGCGTACATGAGTTCGTTTAGGCCAGTGCGCTTCTCGAAGTTCTGCTCGATCATCGCCACGACTTGGAAAATATCCGAGTTCATGCGAGGATGCTGGAGGAAGTCAACGACGTTCTTGATGCCGCCTTCAAGAACGTCGTTGATGGGAATCTGGGTTAGTGACTCCCCATTCATAATCGCTTCCTTCAGCTCCGCAGATGCGGACTGGGCAACGACAATGAAGTCCCGCGACGTGGTGTGGATTTTCCCGGCGAGCATTCCGTATGCCCAATTCAGAAATATCTGTTCACCTAATGCCGGGGCGATGTGACTGACAGGCCAGAGCTGCTTGTGCTTCTTGTGGAAGTACAAGATGGACATCGGCCACGGGTCTCTAGGGTCCGCGTGGAACGCGATGGGCCAGCGGATTCGGGCGGCAATGTCCGGTGCGGTGCCTTCTTCCAGGAACAACGCGGGGGGCAGGTTCAACGGGAACGGCGTGCCTGGGGCAATGACGAGATAGGCGTGATCGCCAAACGAAGAAAGCACCTCCCTTAAAGCAAGAGGTGCTCCTTGTAATCTATCCCCCAATCCCATGCGGGAATAGATTTCGTAATACTGGACCAGGTCGTTTGTGTTGCCCTGGTCCGAGGCGGTGGCGTAGGCCATGTCGTCGCCATAGTAGGCCCCGCCAGTGCTGCCACTGCCGGACGCCCCCATGTTGCTCTTGATCTTGCCGGAGGGAATGCCAAACTTCTTGGCCAGTTCCCATACCGGAGCAACTCGGCGGCGAGCTATCCATTTGCAGTCCCGCTCACGGAGCACATCGGCGTCCATGAACAAGTCGTCGATAGTGTCAGACCGTGACGCTGGTAGACTGCGATTGGCTCCGGTCGGCAGCATCTCGTGCCAGATGACACCAGCGCCTTTGACCAGTGCCTCGCTTACCGCGTAGCGGCTTTCCCCCACGAGGCCCAATTCGTTGGGGGTATAATTCAGTGCCCATTCGAGCAACTGAGCAGCAACCATTTTCTCGGAACCACGCTGGTCCTGGTACTGTAGCTGCTGCGTCAGTTGCTCATTGAAATGGTAGTTCCTTGCCTTAACCGACCTCTTGGGGATGCGGTGGTACAGATAAGGAAGGAACAGTCGAACCAGCTCGAAGACCTTATTAACCGTAATCCGGAAGTTCTGCTCGGGACTGACATTGTAGTCGGACGAGAAACCCAAGTCGTTCTTGTAGAACATGTCCGGGGAAAACTGGAAATCGTGCGGGCCATTGTAGAACTTCGCACACGTATCGGCCAAATCCTGGAACGTGGACTTTTTGCGTTCCTTGGCAATGGCTATCTTGCCAAGCCACAGGTCAACCAATGCGGATGCGTTCAGGCTCATGCTATTTCTCTAGTCTAGAAACGCGCTGTTCCAGGTCTTTGAAGCCTGCGACCAGCTTTGCGACTGAACCGTTGTCCAACGCTCGCCATGTGCCGGGCACATGAAAATCCTTCCCGCTTCTGGCGCGACTATTCAGGTAGCCGGGGTCATCTGCGTAGAAGGCCCCCTGCACAACCTGAACCCCGGCCATGCCGTGGCCAAACATCGTGAAGTCGATGCGGCCCTGATAGTTGGCCCCAGCGCTCTTGACATTGGTGACGAGACACAGCTCGACCGGATTGCTTGTGCCAATATTCCCTATCACCCAGTCGCCGCGACGGGGAATAGGAACGTCAACGTACTCGGGTTCCGGGACAGCAACCTTCTTGATGCGGGCAACGTTCTCGTCTTCAATGATGGGCTTGGGCAACTTCACTTCGAACATGCTTGCTGCTTCGTCGCCATCTCGCGGATCGTCCGGTCTTGGCACGCCAGGCAATGACCCCATGCCACTGTCCTCTGCCATCTGAGCAATGACGTCCAGTTCCGGTTCCGGCTCCTGCTCTGTAGCGTTCTTGGCCCTTGTGTAGGCGCGCTTCTCACCGGAGGTCATTTCCTCGTAGGTCTTATCGCTCGTCTGGGTGGGTGTAGGCATCTGAATATTCTTCCTCGTTTAGTGGACTGCGAAGTCGCATGACTTCTCTCAATGAAAGTGCGCCTGGTACACCCCGTTGCCGTTTGCGCTTTTCTTCTAGGGCTCGGATTATCGGATTTTCTTCCGGGTCCGTTCCCCCTACGCCCGAGACAATTGGTGGCACATACCTGAGTGGATACGCACACAAATACTCGAAACAATCAACAAGGTGGTCGTCGACAGAAGCCCGCTTGTCACGGCCAGTCAGCTTCCACCTTTGCAGCTTCATTTCACGGACAAGATTGGGACACCTCTTGGCGTCGACCTTGATCTTCACCCGCCCATGCGGGTCCGGGGACAGCAGGTTCTTCGTCGACTCCGTCCTCGCGTGAACATCCTTCTGGCCACGTGAGAAATACGGAGCGGTGTTTGCATGATGTCGTACACCCACACGAGCAAGAGCGTCCATGTACTGTTGCATGACGGTCTCGCCACTTCCCGGCTGAGTAACTCTGCCGAACTGAAAGTCGAAGACGTGTTTGCCGGGCTGCTCTTGGAATCCATTGGGCCGTCGTAATTTCTTGACGACCTCGGGAGCCCATTGATTTGCATTCTTGCCTTTGAGATACAACTCGTCGTAGACATGAATGTCGCCTTTGGGGCTCAAGGCTGCGAACAAGGACGCACAGACTCGATATCCAGGGTCGGTAATAACGACCTTCATCCAGTCCAACGGCGGGTTGTCTCGCTCCCATCGGCAGAAATGGACTCCGTTGGAGTGTTCGCAGTCTAGTTCCGGGTAGACGACAAGACCTGTCATCAGGTACTCGCCGTCCCACGAAACTCGGATGTCGTCTTCGGTCAGCAAGGACTGGCGGAACTCGTCCTTGGCTTCCTGTGTGATGTAAGGGTTGTCTTGGATGTGGAGGAAAAACTCCTCCGGTGCTCCAGCACCGCCCTCAAGCCCCTTTTGGTGTAAGTCGTAAAGTGCAACTGAACCGGTCTGCGGAGTGGCACTCCACCAGAATATTCCGTCCCAGTCCATCAGCCCCCGCATCGTCTCGCGATACCAATGGGCGCTAGAAACTTCTTCGTCGAACCAGGCCAGGTGCAGGCGGTTGCCCTGCTTCACCTTGCCTTCGTTGGTGAAGAACGAAGCCTCCCAGCCGCTCTTGAACCGCACCTGCTTCGGCAGGCCGCGACCGCGATGTGTCCATACCGGCTCGCCGTCTATCTGGTCAGGTGAAAGGATTGGTGGGGAGGGGAGCCACTCGCGTCGACGCTTGAGGTCTTTCTGGCGAATGCGGCAATACTTGCGGGACACCTCCAGCGGGCGCACTTCCCCGCTGCTGCCGTCGCGAATAACCCAGAATGCACCAGGGTACGCGAGCGTCCTCCACAACGGATCGGCAATGTGGTCTGAGTCTCTACCCAGCACCTGCGCCTTGCCGTTGTTGACGGGTATCCCTTTTGTTCTGTCTTCCTGCCCAGGATGCACACCCGTCATGCACATCGCAAATTCCATCGCCGAGCTAAGCGTCTTCCCCGCTCGGTTCGACCCCCTGACTATCCTTCGTTTCGCCGCAGAGAAATGGAAGTCTCGCGCGGAGGGTAGAGGGTTGTACAATTCCATCGCCGAGCCCAATCTCTGAGCGTACGCTATCAACAAGTTGCGCAAAAGAGAGGCTTGCTTCAGGTCCGTCTTCGGGCTCGTGTGGCTCCGGTCCTCCCTCGGCAATAGGGAGGTCAGTGTCTGGGTCCAGTCGCCGTCCGTCATCTGGTGGGGGGGCTGCATTGGGGGTCTTTACGAACTTCTTGATTACCCGGTGGAGTTGATCTTGGGACAAGTCGTCAATCGGGTTGCGCTCCTTGTCCTTCTCGATACCCATGCCAATCAGCTTCATAATCTGCGAGAAGTTGGTGGCTTGCGCAGAGCCTTCGCTGGCGATGTAGTTGGCGTAGATGGTGTCAGCCAACCCCTGCTCACCGCCAAACTTCTTGAGTATCGCCTGAGTGAGAACACGCACGTCGACGCAGCCGTCAGTGACCATCGCCGAAAGGAAGTCGTGGAACTCGCTGTCCGACATCTCGGACTTGCCGCCGGGGGACCGCATCAGTAGATGGTTCTTCCCTTGAGGTAGGCCCCGCCGCAGCCGTAGACCGCCTCCCAGCCCGATGGCACTTCGTCTGGAGTGCGCTCCGACCGTGGCTGGCATCTTCGGCAGAATGGTTCGCCAGCTAGAGGTTCCCGCCCGCAGCCATCACATGTGTCCGGGAATGTTTCCCCATATATCTCCTGGCCTGTCGTCTGCATTGTTCCGTTCTTTCATTCCATAGGGCACGCACTTCGGCGGCGCGATACGCAAGCGTTTGCTCGTCCTCGCCTTTGCGGCGACGAACTGCCGAGTAGTATTTGCCCAGTTCCTTAAAGGTGGCCGTTCGGGTCTCCGCAACGTGCATCGAGATGAACTTGTGGCTACGTGCATCGTATGCAACATTGTGATCGCCCTGCCGCCGGCTGAAGATGCCGGCACGCTGTAGCGTCGCGCCTTGCTTGATGATTTCTGATTTTGGTGGCATAAGAGAAAGGGGGTTGCGAGGGAACGTTAGTTAAACAACTCCCCCCGCAACCCCCGTTAGGGTTCACTTAAATCGTGATGTCCGATTCCATGCGGGCATCAATCAAAACTGGCGTCAGCATCGGGTCGGTTTGTGTCGTCCCCTCCGATATGTCGGAGCCGCACATAAA